GTTCTTGACGTGTCATATCTTCGATAGATTTGCCTGCCTCATGGAAGGCATTCTTCATCATGTCGATTCGTTCGGCGGGATTCTCTGCGTTCATGATCTGCATGGTGTCAAGCTGGATACCAAACGCTTGGTTTAATTCCGATACCGAGCTTTCTAGCGTATACAGACGCCGCGGCCATTTCCTTGGTCGACATGGTTCCGAAGTTCTTGAAGTCAGCTGCCATCTCACCCATATCTTTCGATATGAGCTTGGAAGAGACCCCAAACTTATCGCCCATTTGAATAGAATAGTTGCCTACATCTTGAAGGGTATCTGTCAAACTCGAGCCGGAAGAGATAGCCATCGTTGCGAAACCGCTCATGGCTTCTTCTGATAGCCCCATCCCCTTCTTGAATGCAAGAATCTCGCCAGCTGAATTTGCGAACTCATCAGAAAGCATTCCAAATTTAGGGCCGAGAGCCTCCGCTGTAGCGGCGAGATCTGCTAGGGCTGCAGCTACACCATCAGGGCCAACGCCGTAGACGGCCGCCAGACTCACACCTGTCCCACCTAAGCTACTAGACTGTGATTGAAGATTGCTTAAGCCGCTCATTAGAGCAGCGCCCTCGTTACTAGCTAGATCGCCAAAGCTTCCTCGAACGTCTTCGATTCCTTGTCTTAAAGCAGATACACTTCCAGCCAGGTCATTAGCCATGCCGACTAGTCCGCTAAACATCTGGAATGGAATTGCAACAATAGACAGCCCGATGTTTTTAATACCACCGATAACCGTACCGATCGTTGCACCCATCTGCTTTATATCAGCGATGGCGCTCTTAAACCCTTTAGCAGCACCCGCGGCAAAGCCAGCTAAAGCAACGTGTGATTCTTTAATATGGGATATCAGCTCGGCGAACGACTTGATTACTTTTTTATTCGCTTGTTCTGTGTCTTGAAGACTGGTGGTCATTTCACCAATTTTGCCGCTGGCTTTATCGGCCTCGGAGGCAGCACCAGCTAAGCCATCTCGGACTTCCTTCATTTTTTGTTGGACATCATCCAGGCCCTTACACTCTAGAGCCTTGCACAGCTGTACCGCGGTATCTACCTGGCTAGATAAATACTTTTGCTGCTTTTCCAGCACCTTCTGTCGATCTTGTAAAACCTTGTTGATCGACTGCTGGATAGCTAATTGCGATTGTAGTTCTTTCGAGTCTGCTGCCACGCTTTTACCACCCTTACTTCATTAAATATGGCAGTTAAAAATCTGCGCATCGTTTAAGCTAGAAGGGCCACGTAAACCCAGCACCCATCCTCAATTTCTTTGACGCCTTGTGCTTTCTTTTCAAAGCGCCCATCACATTAGAGATCGAGGGATTTTCCTCATTTAACTTTTCGTATAAATTACGAGATTCTTTTAGAGCATTCGCGAATAGAACACAGTCACCCTTATCACCCCGTAAGGAAATTTCACTCACTTCGCCACGAATATACCTCGCACAATCCCGTAAAAATTCTTTCTTATTATCTTTCATGGGGTACCTCACGTTTTAATTATGTGAATCTACGTAATTTTGACGGTACTTGTGCCCTGTGTTTACCTGCTAATGCTCGGGCATCAGCGGAATTTGCATGGGCAGCCCTGGAATCACCTTGAGATTTCTTCAGCTCTTTGTTCAAGCGTTGAATAAACCATATACGTTGCCATATTGGAATGTTATAGACTTCTATGTACGAGAAGCCCATATAATACATCAGAGCGAAAATATGCTCTAAGAACGTTTCCTTATGACTACTCGTCAGGCCAAAAAAACGCCGCCCCCAGGGGCAGTCTAACCTCCGAGTGCTCTAAACATGAATTACAATCCATCCAGGCCTTCATCTGAATACCTGGTTCGTTCTTGTCTAGATGATTCCTAAATGCCAAAGAATCACGTGCAGGAAGATTACGAATAAACAAGTCAAGCTTAGATTTGTCCGTCACTCCGTTGACTGACACAATTGAGTAGCGTAGACGTGATGTAATTAGATTCTCTGATTGCGAACCTTGCTTCTTTCGCCGCTCTGTCGTAACCATAATCTCTTGCTCATCTTTACCGGTTAGGAACTTAAACCTAACCTTTGCCTTTGTGACAGGCATTTCGAACTCAAAAAGATTTACGCCGTGAGAAACAGGCTCAATTCCAAGTCGATTAATCTCTAGCTCTCCTAAGTTAAAGTTTTGTTTCGAGCGCTGGCTGCAGGCTGGACAATCTACTTCTACCTTATAGTCTGCACCGTAACCTGTAACTCGTAATGCAACCATGATAGCATTTCTATCACCGGCCAACATCGACTCGGGATCAATCGATTTATCAATCATACACGACTTTAAGAGGTGTGAGATAACTGTGCCTTTCTTAATAAGCGCCTTTGAAGTAAGAATGTCTTCCTCACGAGCGGTCATGGCTCTAATTTCTAAAGTCTCTTTATTGTGACATGCAGAATCTTCGGGATAAACTTTTCCCATGGACGGAAGTGGAACATTTTCAACAGGAATCTCAAACCCAAAATCGTCCTTCATGACGTTACGGGTAGGCATATTCTCTTTCATACCGCCGAATAATTCGCTTCTATCCGAACTCTCTTTTTTCTTTGACATTAATAAACCTCATCTGTAGTACAGTACTAATACTCAGTAAATCATATAGCTATCAAAAAATGTGTAAATAAAAAACGCCCCAACTTAGTGGGGCGTTTCCATCTTAAATTATCCAACAATCTGTCACCGACAAATCTAGACTGTGGAAAGGGTTTAAATTAGTATTGAAGGACTGCGTTATCGAAACGTAGGGTCAACGAAATTTCTTCCGGATCTTCCGCACCATAATCCAAGTCACCAAATCCGGCTGAGGTGAGGAAACATCCTTTGATGTCCCAAAGCTCGACTACTGTCCCTACTGGGTCCAGCATCTTGAGCTGACAATCACGCTTATAAAAATCCGCGTAACCGCCCCGGCCTGAAACCGACTCGTAGTGTGTGCGTACCCATTCCATAACCTGCTGCGCACCTGAGGGAGCAATTGGATCGTGAAGGGTAACTGAGATCGCATCGAACTTCGTCTTACCAGCAATCCACCGAGAAGAGTTCATGAAATTAATCTCAATCTCACCGGTGTTCATTGTCGGACGAGCCGCCGTCTTAATAAGGAATGCATCAATACCTTCAATCGCGAACACCCACCTAAATTTTCTTTTGGGCTCAAATTTGTTCGGCAACATGTCGGTAACTGAAAGAGTCTCTGCCATTTTGTTTTCTCCTATACGTGCTTAAATATACATCAGCAAGATTAAATTTCGGTTCCAGCGTTGGTTACGACAAAATCAAGAGATATAAACTCTACGGACCTTGTCGGCTGGAGGAAAATCTTACCTCTGACAATGTTATTTTCCACATCGGCTTGCGTCGTTGTGGTAGTGTCGATCTGTACCTTGAATCGGTCTAGACCTTGCTGTGCTTGAATTCTGGCCAGAACTGGATTAACAGCAGCCGAGAACCTCGCCAACGTTGACTCCCTATTGGGCTCGAAGAGGAATGTATCACCAATCGCTCGAACCTGGCGCCTAACATCGATTAGAAGCCGTCTTACATTGACTCTATCGAGCGCAGACTGTGCTGCGAGGAGAGTCTTTTGGCCAAATACCACAACCTCACCCTTCGTTTGTGGGAATGCTGTTATTGGGTTAATGTCTACATCATAAAGAGCATCAAGGTTTGAGCGGCTCAACTTCACTTGTGTTTCAAGAACATTCTTCAATGCACCTCGAGTGAATCCTGCTGGTGCAAACCAGGGATAAGCGACTGAATCGTTTAGTGCAAACGCGCCGAGGACCGCAACGCTGGGTGGAACCTGTACGTTAGTAGAAGTACCCACATCAGTCATAATCACATCAGGGAAGTACGCAGCAGCGAAAGAGTTATCCAAATTTCGCCCTGCAAAAGAATTCGCAGTGTTTGTAACACTCGCCAGCTGAGATGAACCAGATATTACCTCGTTGTAGGTGTCTTTCCCCTCGAGGTCCATAATATACATGGCATCAAACCGTTCTTCAACAGCTTGCATACAATAATCAGTGACGGCGGAATTTCTCTGACCTGGAATAGCCAACAACTGAATATCCACATCTGAGCGTTCCTTTAAGACATCCATTGCTTTTCGATAAGCAGCGGTAACCTGACCAGTTACTCCGCCTTGTGCGGTGACATCAGCCATTTCTTTCGTTACAGCAATGTTTGAGAATGCTAGCTTTTCCTTGTTAAAGATATTAGACCCGTCAAACCCATTCTGCACGATAGTGGTGAACTTCAGGAACCTTCTTGTCGACGTCAAACCAAAGTCTGTTGCTACACTAAGTAGTCTAGACCCACCCGAATCACCAGATGTTCTAGCGGTTCCATCAATATCAGGAATACTCGCCGATGCGATACCGGACCGCATATACTGTGCTGCTGCCCATTGCGATGAATCTGCTCGAGGGGTGGTGTCGGTGGTTACAACAACTTGGATATTCTCAAGAGAGAACTTGTTGTTATTGAACTTATCACAATCTAAAATCGTTCCGCTTGCATCAGCAACACCCTGGTTATTACCAACGACTGCTGCTTGACCGTTCTGCGAATATGTGTTAAAGTACGTGCTATAGGATGCAATCGAGTTGTTCGTTTGAATGTTCCGGTTTGGCTCATCCACGCTATCTTGAATCGAGAACTGGACACCCCAATATAGCTCAGGGGCGAGCGACTTTTTCGGAGTCTTATTCTTAGAAACCATTAAGCGATATGGAATGGGTAGCTGTACGAGCTGAGATGCAACTTCACCGGCCATCACGTCCGTTACTGCGCTATCAGCAACAGAGAAAATCGAGGACCCTGATGTAATGAGGTGCGCTGGACCACGGAAACCAACGGGTAAAACATCCGCAGGAAGCTGTGCGTTATCCAGAAGCTTATTTGTCTCTACTCTAATGTAGTTAGACTTGTTGGGATATGCACCATCAAGTACAAGCTTTTGAGAACCTACGCGCTTATCAAAA